CGGCGCGGGTGGTTTGCCACGGTGGAAGCTGGACAAGAACGGTAGCTTGGCGATGAACGGGCCTGTCGGTGGCGGATCTCTTTCGATCAACGATCAGAACATCTTCGTCCGTAGCGCGAGTGGGCAGCCTCTTGTGGCGCTTGGAGATGGGATCTGATGGCCACCGGATTGAAGGTGTGGAACAACGACGGGACGGTAAAGTTCGATGTAACCACGCGTCTCACACGGCTGCTTGGCTCGGTGCAGACCGGAAACCAAGCCGGCTACATCGACATCGCGTCCCAGGGAAATCGAGCGTTCTTCTTCATAGTCTCGAACGACTCTAACCAACCGACGCGCGGCGTTCCCAACGTGGTGCTGACCGACATCAGTTCATCGGTCATTCGCATGTCTTGGGAATTCACAACCAACGTCAGAACACCCTGCACCCTTCACTATGGACTCTGGTAATGGCAACTGGCCTAAAGGTGTGGACCAACAATGGCAGCGTACTGACGATCGACCAGAACTACGAGAACCTTTCGCTGTATTCGCGGGGTAGCGGTGAGACGTCATCAGCGAATCCAGATCTTGCTTATGGGCAATATACGCTGACTTTCACTCTGCCTGCCGCAGTTATTCCCCAAGTCGCACTGCGGACGCACGATCCGTCGAAGTACATTGGCATCTTGGGCGTGTCCATTAACGGCAACACATACACGTTCCTTATCCGCACATTGGGAGGTCCGGTCGCATTTGACTGGTTCGTCTTCACGCTCCCGACCTACATCGCATCCAGTACAAGAGGCCTGAAGGTTTGGCGGCAAAGCGACGGTCGGCTGGTGTTCGACAGCGGCATGAGCTGGATGCGTGTGGCCGGGCAGATCGTCAACGGGCAGGGCGGCGGGCAGCTTGATCCGTCTCGAACGTATGCGATCGCTTTCTGCGGCGCTGCGATGAATCAGTCCCGGCAGTGGATAAACAACCCCGAGACGCAGCCCGCGCAGGTGGATCAGTACACATACATTCCAGGAGCGCGCATTTTGAACGGGGTGTTTTCCAGTGCCGACATGACCGTCTTCGTGCAGCAGGTGTCACCAGGAACCCCGCCCGACATCGGCTATATCTCAAACGGGGTGTTTGCGGTGTTGGCATTGGATATTACGGGCTACTGACCAGACGGTCTTTCGTTCGACCCTCTTGATATCGCACGTGCTTTCCGAACGCCACATAGCCGCGCGGTCGCTTGAAGTTATCTGCGGAGAATCCTCGCTGACTTCCTTCGTCGCTGGTGGTTGTGTGGAATGTCACGCCTGTCGAAGCGTAGCCGGCTACGGTGTCCGCCAGGTCGATGTCGCAGCGCTTCCATGTATTGCTGGTGCCGAGCCTGATACTGAAGCGGTCTTCGGCTTGTCCGATAGCGCCGCAGATTGAAACGCGACGGGCCTCGGTGACCTCGATCGCCTTGGGGCTGATCCGTGCAACGAATGCATCCATGGACTCGCCGGGCGCGGAGACCTCTTCATAGAGAAAAGTGGATGGCTGTGCACCTTTGGCCAAGGCTGCGCCAGAAACAGCTGCTGCGGCCAGTGCCGCTGTCAGGATCACTACGCGCATGACGCTCTCCCTGTGTTGTGCTGCGAACAGGGTCGAGATTACGCCCAAACCGGGGCATGCGCCTTACAGAACACCGTTCGCGTTTAGCCGTCGCGAACGTGATCTCAGGCCACGGGCTGCAGCAGGTCCTCGCGGTTGTTCCGCGGCGTGTTCACCGCGCGACTGACGCGGTAGGCCTCCATCGCCGGCGGCTCACTGGCCAGCAGCATCGCCATGGCGTCGTCGGGGCTGGCCGCCACCCAGTCATCGATCTGGTCGACCTGGAGCCAGACCGGCATGCGGTCGTGGATGTCGGCCGAGACGCCGCTGCTGTCGCGGGTGATGATGGTGAAAGTTCCCAGGTTGCCGTCGGGCAGTAGCGGGCTGGTGTCCTCCCACAGGCCAGCGGCCAGCAGCGGCCCGGTTGCGTGGATGAACCAGGGATCCTTCTTCTCGTCGATCGGGCTCACTGACCACTCGTAGTACCCGGCCATGGGGATCACGCAGCGGCGCTTCTTGAAGGCTGACCGGAACGCCGGCTTGGTGGCCACCGTCTCGATCCGGGCATTGATGGTCGAACCCTGCAGGCCCTTGGCCTTGGCCCAGAACGGCAGCAGGCCCCAGGCCAGGCGGCTGACCTGCCGGCCTTCGCCCCGGTCCAGGATTACCGAGGCCCGCTGTGTCGGCGCGAGGTTGTAGCTGGGCTGGATCT